TGTCAGAAGCTAATTTAGCTCCAGCGCTCATTAATCCACCATAAAAAGAAGCATTTGCTGCATTTTCTGCGTTAGTAGCATTTACTTGATTTGAGTATAAAGCGTTAGTAGCGCCAAGAATATCAGCACCGCCTACGTTAGCTTGTTGAGGTACGCTAACATAATTAGGATTTTGTACTTGTGAGCCTGTACGTAAAGCATTAATCACGTTAATAGGTTGCATTTGATTGTATGCTTCTTGGTTAAACGCTTGCTGATTAGCACCTAAACCTACATTCATGCCGCTAGTAATAGCACCAAGTTGACGGTCATTTTGACCCATCTGCAATGTACGTTTAGCATTGTTATAAGCCTCTGTACCTTGTGCAATACCTTGATTAGCTAATTGTGCATCTGACATTTCATTTTCTTGAGCAATTTGAGGTGCAAGTCTACGCATAATAGCGTCAGAATATGTTTCGCCTGGATTAATGCCGTAAGAAGGCAATCTAGAAGTGTCAACGCCTGGCTTAGATAATAAGCCGCCAGCATAATCTAAACCTTGTTGCGCTGTATTTAATAAGCCAGAACTTAATCCTGTTTGCTTGTTTAAAATATCTTGCTGAGCAGGAGTTAATGATTGTGTTGCAGTATATAAATCATTGCCAAAAGAATCTTTACCATTAATGGTATAAGTTAAATTTCCGTAAGGTGTTACTTGATTTACACGATTAGCAGCAGCATTAGCACGTGCAGCTTCTAAGTTTCCTGCCGCCGTTTGTTGAGCAGCGCCAACGTAATCAGGAGCTGGAGGTGCATCGCCCCCACCAAAAATTGCACTAACAAGACCACTCATTATTTATTTCCTCTCAAATATTTACAATCTTTACGATACATTACGTAAATGATTAAATCACCATTAGCTGAAAACTCAGGTATCCGAGTTTGTTCTTTAAATCCTATTCCTTCTAAAACTCTGCAAGATTTTTTATTTTGTGAAAAAGCACTTGCTGTCATTACTTTTACGTTTAATTGATTAAATGGATAATCAAAAATATATCCTAGTGTTCGTCTTGTCAGCCAACCTATTTCACCAGCAGCAGCAATAGCGCATCTATATCCAGCCTCATAGCTATCATAAACAACGCCACCAATTAGCTTGCCATCTTTTTCAAAGCCAATAGATTGAAAGTTATGATAATGAGTTCCTGCGCCTTTACTAATAATATAGTCGGCAACACGGTCATTTTGATTAAATACAAGAATCAAAGTATTGCGCCACCTTCAATAACTAAATCTGTAGATACCCATCTTACCTGAATACCTGAGCATGATGTTTTAACAATAGGTGCTCCATAATATCCTACACCATTCAAGCCTTGCCAATTTTGCAAAACTGATAAGCCACCACCCCATAAAGCTGCATCCCATATAGCAGTATCCCATTTAGCATAGGTGCTAGGCGCAAAAGTAAGTGATGTTGTAGGAACGTCAGTATTAAAATCAATGTTGACACCAGCAAATATTGCAGGCTGTCCGTCTGTTCTAAAAATAGGGCGTGACATAGTGAAGCGTTTAAGCGTACCTGCACTATTAAAGTTATTAAATGCTTGAAGTCCTACAGCAGTAATGTTGTTTACATCGTCAATAGCGCCATAATAAGCACGTGCTACATAACCATTGCCACCAAAATAAGGTTCATCTAAATACATTTCCATGCAATTAGCAGACCAGCCTGTGTAGTTACACCAAGCGCCTGTAATTGTATTCATTACATATTGTTGTTGATTCTGACCTTCTTGCACAGGTACATTTAGCCACAATTGATTGATTGTAGGAACGTACATAGTTTGCCAACCAAAGTTACCTGCGTAATTGGTGACGGCTTCTGAAATAGCGTATTGAATCTTGTCTGTAATTGCCACTCTAGGTTGCACACGTGATGATTGCAAAGCGCCTGACAATGGCACTACGCCATCTTGCGTAATGATAAGCATATCACCAGCGTATTTGTACATGCTTCTAGCACCAATTGGCGCACCAATATCAAACACACCTACCATTGAAAATGTTGTTGCACTTGAAGGGTCTGTGCCTTGATAGACGATAACTTGACCCTTGTTAGTAATAATTACGTAATGGTCATTTACGCCTGTACCTGCATCAATTGTCCAATTGCCATGAGATACAATGTAACCGCCTCTAGTCATAAATGGAGCAATGTCTACTACGTTAGCTACACCACCAATAGACTGCACAGGCAAGTACCAAACTTTAAGCGTATTCTTTTCAATAAAGAATTGACGTTGTGCGTAAAGAATAGGGTCTTTTAGGTTAGCCGCAGTTACGCCTGTAATCGATGCTGTAGACCACGCTGTGCCATTATAAAGTCTTGGGGTATCTACGCCATTAGCCATAGATAAAAAGTTGCCACCAGACGTTGCTATGTTTAAATAGCCCCATCGTGCGTTAGTTAATCCTGTTACTACGGCTGCGCCTACTGGCCCACTTGAAGTTGCATCGTAAACAGACGTGCCAGCAATAGCAAATAGCTTATTGACGTTAGCACCTGAGTAAGCCATTAGTGTTTCTACTTGTCCTGTGATGCCTGTAACATGTTTAGCATAGCCGTTACGCAATGTACATTCCGTTGGTGACGGAAACCAATTTTCTAGAATAACTGCTTCAGTAGGTTGCATAGCAGTCAGAGAATCTCTAGCGTTCCATCCACCTACAGGCGCTGGCAATGATGTTGGCTGTGATACAGCTCTTTTAGCTCTTGCCATAATTATGCTCCGTAGTTAGCGTCAGGTATATTTTCCCAACCAATTAATACGTTGGCTGTTCTTGGTGCAAGTGATAGTGTTTGTGAGCCTTGGTCGTTAGCTTTAGCAATGTTAAGTTGCATATCATAATCACGTTGGAAGGCTGATGTATCAAAGCCCTTCACTTCAAAGTATTTCTTTTTCAATGCTAACACGATTAAACGGTCAGGATAGATACACGTATCGCTATCAGCTAGGAATTGTGTTTGACCTGCGCCTGATGAAGATAATGCCCAATTAGATGAGATATACTCAAAGCTTAAATATTCGTTTGTAGATGTAAGAGGCCAGATTTGAAACTTCTGCCCCATAATACGCCAACGAATACGTGGGCCTGTTGAGATGTAGCTAGACTTGAGCCATTGCCATTGCTGTGGCGTTTCAGGGCCAAGCATTTCCCAGCGTTTAGATTTGTCGTATTGTGTTCTGTCTGTAATTCTGTCAAAGCCTGAAGGCAATGTGTACATCACTTGACCAAAGGTATATTCACCGTCACCGTCACCTGTAGCTGCGCTGTTGATAGTAACTGTAGTGCCTAGTGCTGATACAACCTGTGTGCTTTGAATAACGCCTAAGCCTTGCACCTGAAAATTAGATGCGCCATTAGCGTTTAGGAATGTAACTGTTGCAGGGTCAACGCCTGTAATAACTGAACTGCCGGCTACAATAGCACCGTCAGATTGTGTGTATTGTGAGTACCAATCGTATTCAGTATTCAACGCTTCCCAAGGATATTCACGTGCTAATTCATTACCTGCTGCATTAATAAGATAATACATCTGTGTAACATCATACGCAGTATTGCCAGCGACCGTGTTAGGTATCGCCAAGCCCATCTCTACTGCTGCTTGTTGAACTAATTGGAGAAGCGTTGAAGCCATTGTTTATTCCTCGATAGTTTCCTCAGCCTTAGCCTTTTTAGGCATAGCTTTAGGTTTATTTGCTTGTTGAGCTAACTCGGCAATTTGCGCTTCCATACGAGCAATAATTGCATCTCGTTTAGATAATTCATCAGCTTGTTGTTGTACCAATGCTGTGTCTTTTGCGCTTCCCAAGTAAGCTTTTGCTTTGTCACGTAGAGCAAGAGGTGACATACCTGCTGACATACCCAATGTATTTAATTGAGCATCAGAAGCGGCTGCTACCTGTTCTACTGTGTAAAATTTAAAGTGTTTTAATTCAGCAGCAATCGCTGCATTTAAGACAGGCCAATCATGAAGTAATGTGCCTTCAATATCGCCATCAGTCTTTTCATTTTGGTATCTTGCCCATTGTGTAGGAAAGCGTTGTTTGTGTTCATCAGCAGCAAAGGTGTCAATTACAGTTAAGTTATCGCCTGGAACTTCAATAATAATGAAGTCACGCATTTCCATGATAGGGCGACCTTCTAAAGCTGTTTTGAATTCGTTTTGAATTGCACGTTGATAAAACTTCACATTTAATCGTGAATCTGGGTTATTTAAATCAGTTTGATACATTAGAATCTCCAAAGTGGTTTGGGGTTTGTAGATAGCTCTCGGAATGAAAACTACCTAGAAACCCACCTCCCGAAAGAGGTGAGAATCAATCAGATTAAACTGAAGCTTTACCGAACCAACCGTACTCACCTGAAGCAAGAGCTACAGCAGGAGCGATATAAGCGCCACCTGTTGAAGTTGCTACAAATGTAGTTGTGTTGATTGAGCAAGATGTTTCACCAGCAGTAAACGCATTACCAGCTTTAGCAAAAACATAACGCAAGCCGTCTGAACCGAACACTTCATTACCCAATGGACCAAATGTAGGGATTAATGTTGTGCCGTCTTGAGCTAGGTTAGTTGATGTTGCAGAAGTAAGGTCTACGCCAGAGATAGGGGTTACTGAATATGCCATGTTATATCTCCTTAAGCAGTTAGAACGCCAGAGAATTGAGGACCAGAGCTTGTCATGTTACCAGCCCAGCCAATCAATTTCACTACAGCGTCTTGGTTTACAGATTGACGTTCGCCACCGATAGGAGCAAAGTTGCGGTCTGCGTGTGGACGGAAGTAAATGTAGTTTGTATTCAAGAACCACATGTGGTTTGCAGTTGCCTGTGAACCAATACCGCCACCTAATACTACGTCAGCAGATGTACCGCCACCATAGAACTTCAATGAAGCAAAACCAGCAGCGCCTTCTTCTACAGAAGTTACACGTTGGATAGCTTGCAATGAGTTTACATATAGTGAGTAGTAGTTGTTATCAGCAACAATCAAGTCAGCTTTGTCATTACCACGAACTAGCTTGATAGCCAATTGTGTCATGTAAGCTTGAATGTTAGCAGCAGAAACAGCAGCACCACCGTTAGTTACGCCTGAGAAAGCTTGGTTACGCCAGAAAGTCCAGTTAGCACGGTTAATACCACCGTAAGTACCTGTT